TCCAGGAAGCTGACGTTGGCCAGCTCGGCGGCCGGGCCGTAGTAGGTGGGCAGCAGCCGGGCGGGCTTGACCTGGGGCAGCAGCTGGCGGGTAAGGGCGATGGGCTCGGCCAGCAGAAAGTCGGTGAACCAGAATACTTGCAGCAGCTGCACGTCCGTCAGGCGCAGCAGCAGCGGTCGGCTGACGCCGAGCAACACTTCCAGCACCTCAATGCGCTGCTGGTTGGCATCCGGGTACTGGCCGTAGAGCACGGGCAGTAGCAGTTCGAGCTGCCGGCGGCTGAGCTCGTCCCAGGTAGCGGCCACTTTTTTGGCCTGGCCGTTGAATTCAACTTCATGCATACCCAAAGTTGCCGGCGGCAATTGCCGGCAAAAAGGACACAAAAAAGCCCGCCGGTGGGGCGGGCTTTCGTGATTCAGCCGAAGGCTTACGACTACAAAATGGGGGTGATAAGGCCGTGCTGGGTAAGGTCGGCTACAAAGTCGGCCACCGAGTCGGTGCGGATGGGGTGGCCGCAGTGCATTTCCGCGCGCTGGGCCATGCCCTCCATAAAATCCTCTACGCCTACGGTGGGGGCGTGGCCCATGCTTTGCTCGCGCATGGCCTCTACCAGTTCCAAGTCGGTGGCGGCCTCTATCGGGCCGCCACCTAGGATTTCGTATTTCATATTTATCGGGTAGCTAGGGCCGCTTGGCGGCGTTGGTAGTAGGTAGCGATGTCGCGCTGGTTGAAAGTGGTGAAGCTGGCTACGGGTAGGGCTGGCGTTACGAGGCGCGTGGCCGAGTAGTCTATCAGGTTGTGCAGCATTTTAACCCACATGCTGATTTTTTCATAGTCGGTGCTACCGCTGTGCTGGCGAAATTCTACCGTACCGTGCAAAGGAAAGCTTTGCAGGTTGACCTTGTAGTAGCGGCTGTTCCCGTTGGCGGCGGTGGCTAGCTCGGTGGTGGTGGCGGCGGCGAGTAGCTCGCGCTCGGCCGCGGCTAGGGTGCGGCCCCGCAGCAGGCCCTGGCAGTAGCGGTTGTTGTTGGCGCGGCGGGTGCTGGGCATCAGGCTATCGATGGTGGGCTCCAGTACCAGGTAGTTGCGTACTACCTGGCGCAGGTGCTCGATGCGCAGGTCGCGGGCGCCGAAGTGTACGTGCAGGCCGCAGGAGTTATTTACCTGGGCGCCGCAGATGCGCAGGGCGCGGCAGGCCCGCTCCAGGTCGGCCAAGCCTTCGCAGCCGCGTAGTACGGGGCTTACCAGTTCGAAGCCGTTTGCGCCGGTTACGCTGCCGTCGCTTACTATTTTCCAGTGGTTGCGGGTGGTGTGGTTGTAGCCTTCGCTGGCGGCTTCGAGGCCCTGGGCGCGCAATTCGGTTAGCAGGGCGTCGCGGGTTACGCCGAAGGCTTCGATTTCTACGCCGAAGGTGCGGGTCAAGGCGCCGGGGGTGAAGGGGGCCAGGGCAACTACCGTCGCCGGGCGGGTGGGCGTGGCCAGGGCGTGGGTGGCGGTGGTGGCAATCCAGGCGGTGTACACATTCTGTACGAAGCCGTAGCCTACGCCGAGCATCTCGGCAACCTGGGTGCGGGTGTAGCCTAGCTGGAAGAGCTGCTGCATTTTCCAGGTTTTGGTAGCGGGCGTGGTGGCGAGGATTTGGGCGGCGGTCATTATCGTAAGGCGTTGTGTGCGTTGCTGTTATCTGATACAAACAACGCGCTCACTTGCCCAACGAGTCAAGTTAATTCACTTGTTTTCAAGTCTTTATTCGTCGATTCCACGAACAGTCAACTCCCCCACTGGCACGGTGCAATCCAGCCGTACCTTTGTGGCCTACTACCAGCTGGCAAAGCTGGTGGTTTTGTGAAAATAATGAAAACGCCCCGGCTGCTGGCCGGGGCGTTTTTCGTTTCTACTTGCGGCGGGAAAGGCTGTCTACCAGCTCCTCCAGCTCGAGAATGACCTCGCAAAGCTTCAGCTCAGCGTAGCCAGGGGGCGTGAATTCGATTTTATAGCGCTCGTACAGGCGCATGGCGTCGGCATTGGTGACGCCGCGTACCCGAACGACGGGCAAGTTAGGAGCCTCTTCTTCAGGGGTATCGTCGTGAGCCATAGCAAAGCCGGGAAGTTTAGCTGCGAGTACTTCCGGGCCGTTCGCCTGGGTACGGAGGTCACACTCCTCCTCTACTCCCCGGCCGATGCTGTTTCGGCCGAGGCGAACGGGGTAGTTTTATCTCCAGGAAGTACTCGCGCCACGAAGATACGCTAGCCCCACTTGCTGCGCAGCAGCCACCCGGCCAGCAAAGCCAGCGCGGCCCCACCGGCGTACACCCACCAGGGCGGGCCGGACTTTGTAGTTGACTCGGTGGCGGTGGCGTGCGGGGCGCTGGCCACCGGCGCCTTGGCCTTGGCAATGGCCGTGGTGGTGGCCGTGTTGCTGGCCCCTATCTGAATGGTAACCGGCCCTTTGAATTTCACCTTGCCGGCCCCAAGGTGGGCGGCCGCCTGGCGGGCGGCCGCTACCTGGTGCTGCACGGTGGTGTCGAGCGGTTCGCTCAAGGCGGCCGGCACGTCGGCCGACGTGGCGCAGCTGCTCAGCAGCCCACAGCTAATAGCTACTAGTAAATACCGCATAGCTCAGGGCTGGAATAAGGCGGGCCGCGGTGCCCAATTGGTCGCCGCTGCCGAGTCGAGGTGCTGCACGCTGGGCCGGGGAGCCGGGCGGGCCGGCAAGTAGGCCGGGCCGTGAAAGCCCTGCCAGTAGCTTTTGCGCGTGCAGCCGGCCAGCAGGCCCAGCAGCAGCGCCAGGATAAGTACTTGTTTCATACTCAATAAAGCCAGTTGGAAGCCGCGTAGATTTCGCCCTTGCTGCGGCTCAGGCGGTGCACGCCGGCCCCGATGCCGCGGCCGGTGTTGCCCTCAATCGTGATAAAGCCATTCTTGGTGCGCTCCACGGCGCAGCCGATGTGCCCGATGCGCTTGAGCGCCGGCCGGTAGAAACCGACTTTGTGGCCAGGCTGGATGTCGTCGGCGCTGCCGCGGGTGCCGCGCAAGAAGAACGTGCGCGGGTCGCTGGCCTTAAACCAGTTGTAGGAGCCGCCAGCGCCGGCCGGAATGGGTAGGCCGCAGTGGCGGTTGCCCGTGGCCTGGCAGGCCCCGCACCACTCGCTACCCGGCGCGTTGCCGGTGGTGCGCAGGTAGGCTTCGATTTCGGGGCCATCGTTGCGCCCGGTGCGCTCGCGCACGTGCAGCTGCGATTCGAGCCAGTGAATCATGCAGGCCGCGTTCTGGCGCTGCAACTCCAGCGGCGGCGGGGTAGCTACGCGGCCTGGCTGGCTCCAAGCCAGATGATGGCCCAGCACAGCAAATAGGCCGACCATAAGAACGCGAAAAACTGTATTTTTTGCCATTCGGAAATAGATAAAAAGGTTTTAGAGAAACTGTTGCGCAGCCAGCGCGGCACGATGGGCAGGTTGAAGCGCAAACCCAGCCAGAGAAAGCCGTGGCCGAAAACGAACACCAGGGCCGTGAGCACCACTTTGTGGAGCTGGGTGGCCGTGAGCGGGGCCGCATCGGGGAAGTACCAGTCAAAGGCGAGCTGGATGGGGTACCAGAGCAGGGCGATGAGCAAGGCCAGGTGCAGCTCGTTGTGGCGGAGAAACCAGCCGTAGAGGCGCTTGCCGAGGCTGAGGTGTAGGGGGTTGCGGTCGTGCAGGAATGCGCGCATAGAAAATTGAATTAGTGGTTTTTAATGATGTACTCGGTGAATAAGTCCTTGACCTTGCCGATGTCGCCCGCGATTTGGTCGAGCCGCCGGTCGACGCGGGCTTCGAGGCTGTTGTGGCGGCCTTGCAGGTCGTTGAGGCGCTGCTCATTTTTGGCGGCCAGCAGGCACACCTGGTCGAGGCGGTCGGTGTCGTGGCGCTCCTTGGCCAGTTGCTTGGCGTGGGTGCGGCTGGTGACGATGTTGTAAATGCCCGCTACCAGCCCCAGCAGGCTCACGATGGCCCCCAAAATCTTGAGGGTAAGCTCGAAGTGTTCCATTAGCCGAAAAAGTTGTAAGCGGGCGAGCCGGCTGCCGTGCGCACCGTGGGCCGGGGGGCTTCGGGGTCGACGTAAGCACTGGAAGTGAAGTAGGTGGCGTAGCGCGTGCCCGAGGCGAGCATGTTGAGGCGCCGACGCAGCTTGGTCAGGTACACCACGCCGTCGTCGTGGGCCTGGCGGGCCTTGAGCTTGAGCAGCTCGTCGAGGCTGGCGTCGGCCTCCTTCGCGTTGGCGTTGTCGGGGCGATACACGTTCAGCTCCACGGCGGCGCCGTTGAAGCTGAGCCCTACCTCGAACACGGCCTTGGCCACCACCAGGTGCGCCAGCGCCGGGCGCAGGTAGTTGTCGAGCACCAGCTGGTTGTCCGGGGTCAGGGTGCCGGCGATGAGTTGCGTCTTCAGCTCCAGCAGGTAGTCCGCGCTGAGCATCGCTTCGAGGTCAAAGCGCTCGACCTTGCGCATGACCGAGAGCAGGGCCTGGTAGGTGAGGCGGGAGCCGCCGATATCGTAGTGCTTGGTAAACTCGGTGGCCGAAGGGATGAGCAGTTCGCGGGCCTGCACGGCCGCGGCCGACGTGGTCCAGGCCGGGAAGGCGCTGGCATGAGCTTCGAGGTAGGCCAGCACGGCTTCCAGGGCGTTGTAGCCCTTGCGGCGCAGGCTGGCCGCGAGCTGGTCGATTTGCCACTGGAAGGGCCGCGAGCCGCCGCTGATGACGTACACGCCGCCGTCGCCGATTTGCAGTTGGTTCAGGGGCAGGTATTCCAGCAAGCCGAGGTTAGCCAGGGCCTCGTGCACCAGGCGCAGCAGCCCGCCGCGCACGCTGGCCGGGTCGGCCAGGGCGGCATTGATGTCGGCATCGCTTAGCGCGCTCAGGTCGTTGTGCAGGGCGGGGCCGAGCACCGGGCGCAGCTTCTCGCGCTCGGCTAGGCGCAGGTCGGGCACCAGGTTGTCGAAGTTGGTGGCGCTCACGCTCACCCGGACGTGGGCGCAGAATTGTTCGATAGTGCGGATGAGGCTCATGCGTGTCCAATTGAATAGCCAGCCAAGCCGACCAGTAGTAGAAGAAAAAGCAACCAGCAGAGCAGTATTCCCGGCTGTGTGAAGTCATCGTCGACTCCTAGATTTTCCAGAAAAGCAAGGAATCCCATGCCCAGAAAGGGCAGCAGCAGCAGCCACCAGCAGGAAAAAGTCAGGCAGATATGTATCATTTCGACTGCTGCTTAGGGTCGGCCGAGGGCGTGCCCTCGGTGGCCTCCGTCATGACGAGCGGGGGCAAAAACTTGAAGCGGATGGGGCGGCCCTTCACCGTCCAGTTGTTGTAGCGGGCGATGAGGTTGAGGGGCTCCAGCACCAAATCCATGTGGAATTGGGCGGTGCTGATGAAATTCGAGAAGAGCACGCGGGGCTCAGAGCCGCCGCCGGCGCCTTCACCCATGCCCTTGCCGGGGCTCACACCCATCAGGCTCGGGGCGTAGCCCACCGCCGTATAGATGTGGCTGCTAGCTTCTTGCGAGTCCTCGATGTAAATGCCGTCCTTGAGCTTGTCATCGATGGCCGTAATTTTAAAGGCCGACACCTCCTTGCCCGTGCCCGGCTCGGTGAGGGTAGTAGCCATCACGGTTTTGCCGGCGCCGTTGGTGCCGCTCATGATGCTGTTGAAGTTGGTCAACTCCTCCTCAATCAGGCGCTTGCGCTCGTCGATGGGCAGCCCCTCCCAGTCACCATACTTCCACATCCAGTAGGCCGAATGAATTTCAACCAAGTACTTGACGCTAAGCTGGTTTTTGAACAGCGCCTTCTTGAACTCGGGAATGGCGGCCGCCACATCGAGCCAGCCCGAGCGACGCACGGCGTTCCAGCTGGCGAGCTGGTAGAGCGCTTTGTCCGGGGACGGGATGCTGAGCGGGTAGATGTATTTGAAGCCATCCGAGCGCGCCCGCAGGCTGCCGACCGCATCGTAGTACGGGTCGATGATGGGTACCCGCGTGGTGAGCAGCGGGTCGGTGGGCGAGCCGCCGTTATCCCAGTTGGCATTAATGTAGAGGTAGTCCACCAGCCCCTTCTTTGGCTGCCCATACCGGCACCAAGGCGCTTCCTGGGTGCTGATACCGCATATTTTCGCCCGGTTCTTCGTCAGCAACATCTCTGGAAAGGCGTTGGCGAACGTGTTTATATCGAGCAGAGCCTCAAAGGCATAGCGCGCCACATTGGAGCCTTCGAGAAAGTCCTCGATTTCAGGCAGGTACTGCCCTTCAAAGACCTTAGCACCAGACTTATCGGCCCCCGTAATGATGCCGTAGGCCAGCCCCTGGCCATACATGGTAGCGGACTTGCGCTCCAGTATGCTACCGAGCACGGTGTTTTTTTCAATGTCCTTGACTACGGCCTGCGGAAACAGGTTGTCGGCACCCCAGGGCGAGATGAGCCCGCCCCCCTCCGGCTTGCGCTGGGGACTGGTGGGTTCGGCCGCCGGCTGCGTGCCGGCGCCACCGGCGCTGCTGCCGCCACTCACCGCGGCATTTAGGCGGAACACGGTTCCGCTGTCCTCGACGTGGCCATAGCGGCCATCGGGGCTGATAACTACTCTCATAAAGGCTTCTGCTACACACTTCTTCTCCTCCTGCCGACCCCTTGGCCGGCCAGGTACTCCTTACCCCAGCACGATGCGCTGCCCGTCCAGCGCCAGTAGCAGCCAGATATGCACCTTGCGGCGCTGCGAGCTGGCGCCCACCACGAGGTTGCGCGTGGCGTTGGCAAAGTGGCGGGGCATTCGACTAGCCTCCTCCTCGCCCCCCTCTCCTTTGGGGGTGGGGGAGGGGGTGAGCGCGCCGGTAGGCCGCGAGAGCCGACAATCAGCCCACTCGGTAACCTGCCCGCCGGTCTTGCGGCTCCTATCTAACCTGACAAATCGTAGCGTGAATGGCTCCTGGGCCGCCTCCATGCGGGCCAGGGCCTCTACTAGTTTAATTCCCTCCATTTCCTCGCAGCCCTAAATCAACGCTGCAAATCTGCCGGCACGCCAGCGCGCAGAAAAGGACAGTAAATCGGGGCAGTAGCGGGCGTAAATGTGCCATTATCACAGCACATTGCCCTGGCGCTAGCGGGAAGGCCGTTTTTAGGCTTTTTGAGAGCTTCTCATTCTCATTTTATCACTGAGCACCCCAACATGCACTGTGGGCCATTTGGCAATTGCCGGTTGACCCCCAGGGGATATACCGGGGGCACGGGCATGAAAAAACCCCGTTTCCAGGCTGGAAACGGGGCTTTGACTAAACAAGCGAGATGCTTCGACTGCATCTCGCGGCAATTGCCGCTAGCCACTCACGATGAGCAGGCCACCGGCCCCTGGCTGGGCCAGGCTCGCGTGCTTGTTGATGGAGAGCAGGTGCAGGTCGATGGTATCGGTGAAGTGGGTGGCCTCCTGGCCCGGCACCGTCTTCTTCTTCTCGCTACTCTTGTCCTTCTCGGTCTGGCCCTTGCTACCCAGGCGGATGGGCGTGTTGCTCATGGCCGTGAGCACGTCCTTGCAGCCCTCCACGTTAAAGCGCACCCGCAGCTGGCGCTCGTCGGCCTCACCCAGTATCTCGTAGGCCAGGCGATAGCGCTCGGCGTAGCCCGGCACCCGGCCCTGGTCAAACACGCGCACCCGCCAGCCCGCCTCGCGCAGGCGCTGGATGAACTGCTCGTTGTAGGTCAGGCTGCTACCCGCCACGCGCTGGTTGCCCCACTCGTTGTCCTGGATGAAGTCGAACACCTTGTACTCGTGGTGGGCGTAGTAGGTGGTGAAGAGCAGCGCCAGGTCGTCGATGAACTTGGGGTGGGTCACGTAGAAGCCCCGCATGAGGGCGTACTCGCCCACGTCGGCATGTACCTGGGCCAGCGTCAGTGTGCTGATACGGCTGCCCCAGTCCACGGCGCCCCGGATGGGCAGGCGCGAGCGGCAGTCGCCGTCGAGGCGCGAGTCACGCTCGCGCAGGCGCTCCAGGTCGTAGCCCAGGCTGTTGACGTACTCGTTGGCCGGGCACTGACGCGCGTGCCGCTTGAGGTCGAGTTTGGGGTAAAAGCCCGCCTCCACGGTCAGCGGGCGCTTGTTGAGGATTTCGATGTTGAAGGTGAAGTCCGACAACTCGCGCCGCTGCTGCTCCAAAAAGCTGATGCCCACGTTGGTGAGGTTGTCGAACACATTGGCCTCGGAGTAGAGTAGCCCCTTGGGAATGAAGAGCTTGCCCTCACCCCGGTCGCTCTCGTTGGGATAGAAGCGCAGCTGCGTGCTCAGGTGACGAATCTCCAAGTAGAGCTGCTCGCGGGTCTTTTTGCTGCGCGAGTCCACGAATTCGAGCTGCAGCCCCACCAGCTGCTCGCGCAGGGCCGTGAAGTCGTAGCCGTCCTGCTGGTAGTACTCGCCGTCGCTGAGCAGCCACTTGCCCTGGTCGCCCCAGGGCATCGACGAGAACAGGAACTTGCCGTGGTGCATGCGGGCCTTGGGCCAGCGCCCCACGTTGCCCCGGTTACTGGCCATCACGTCGGTGGTGAGCTTCTCACGGTCGAGCAGCAGGGCCTCGTCGGCCAGCCAGCCGTCGATGTTCATCCCGCGCGAGCTGCCGCCGGCCCCGTCCTGGGTAATTAAGTGAAAACCGGCACCCGTGTAAAAAATGATGAAGTGCTTGTAGCTCAGCGGCGTCTGAAACGGCTCTTGCCACCCCCAGGCCGGGGGTGGCTTGCGGCCGATGAAGTAATGCACGTCCTTGTGGTAGCCGAGCTGGCGCAGCCCGTCGATGGTCGAGGGCAGCGTGCGCGTGAGCATCTGCGTGTAGGTCGAGCCCACCAGGCCCCACACCGAGCGCGGCATCTCGGTCACGATGCGGTGAATCAGCCAGGCAATCTTAGTCGACTTGCCCGTGGCCCGGCCCCATACCGAGTTGGAGCTGGCCGGAGCCGTGAGCACGAAGCGCAGCTGGGGCTTGTTAAAGTTGAGCGGCTTGAGGTCAGGCTGTTCCATCGGGGTTGTCGAGTAGCCCGCGCATCTGCTCGGGCGTGAGGTCGGAGTTTTCCATGCTGTCGAGCAGCTGCGCGTAAGTGTCGGGGTCGGCCTGGGCCAGCTGCCCCACGTCGCCCAGGGGAATGGTGCGGGTCTCACCGCCCGGCCCCTGCACCGTCAGATTCACCACGTAGGTGTTGCGGGCCAGCATGCCCGGCGTCAGGGCGTTGTTGTCCTTCTCGTCCAGACCTTTGAGCTTGGCCATGCGGGCGATGGCCGTGTTCATGGCCTTCAGGTCGGGGCGCGGGTTCTTGTATTCGTCCTTGGCCGCGGCCGCGAGCTGGAACACGCGCATGGTCATCTCGAAGAGCATGTCGCGCACGCCCTCCTTGCTGGTGCGCGTCACGTCGCCGAAGAGCTCGGTCGTGTCGCGCAGCCGGCGGTAGGCCGTGGGCTGCGAGAGGCTGAAGCGCTCCTGGATGATTTTGACGGCCTGCTGCGGCGAGTGGTACTGCAACAGCAGCGCGTGGGTGGCCTGGAGCTGCTCACGCAGCACCAGGTCACTCTTGCTCAGGCGGGCCTCGCCCCCTTCCTGCATGTAGGAGGCCCGGATACGGTCGAGGGGCGTTTCTGTGCCCTGGCCGTAGTTAGGATTGGGGGGCGTAGGCTGCAAGCTGCTCATCGTCGAGTTCTTCCCCGTTGCGCAGCACCGTGAAGCGCCGCTGGTTATCCTGCATAAACTTCGCCCAGCGATGCACGTCCACGTCGCAGTAGCGCGGGTCGAGTTCCACCACGCGGGCCTGGCGCCCGGTCTTCTCGCAGGCGATGAGCACGGAGCCCGACCCGCTGAAGCCGTCGAACACCACGGCGCCGGGCTTACTGGAGCATTCGAGTTGATATTCAATGATATCAATCGGCTTCATCGTGGGGTGCTCCGTATTGCGGCTGGGCCGGTCAAATTGGAGCACTGTGCTCTGCTTGCGGTCGCTGCACCAGGTGTGGGCCGCGCCCTCCTTCCAGCCGTACAAAATGGGCTCGTGCTGCCAGTGGAAGTCCTGGCGGCCCATCACGAACGACTGCTTGACCCACACCAGGCACTGGCTGAGCTTGAGCCCGGCGTCCTTCAGGGCCAAGCGGAAGTTGGCGCCTTCCGAGTCGGCGTGAAACACGTAAATGGGCGCCCCAGGGCGCATGAACGTGAAGCAGTTGACGTAGTAGTCGTAGAGGAACTGGTAAAACGAGCCGTCGCTCATCTTATCGTTTTCAATCTTGAGCGCATCCTTCGTTTTGCCCTGGTAGTCGACGTTGTAGGGCGGGTCGCAGTTGACCAGGTCGATAAGCACGCCGGCGCCCAGGGCGCGCTCCACGACGTCGGCGTCGGTCGAGGAGCCGCACACCAGGCGGTGCAGCAGGCCTTTGCCGTCGCTGAGAAACTCGTACACGTCGCCGAGCACCGTTACCGGCGTGGCCGGCAGCACGGGCTCAAACTCCTGCTCCTCGGCCGGCACCTCCAGTGAGGTGGCCAGGGCCGCAAGCCCGTCCAGCGCGCTCGTATCGAGCAGGTGGTCCAGGTCGAGGTGGCTGAAGTTATCGAGCAGGCCCTGGTAGTCCCAGGAGCCGGCCCCGACGTTGCTCGTGATGTTGTACTCGTCCAGCTCGTCCTTGGTGAGCACCCGGTTGGGGGCACGCACGTCGATAAACTCGTCGCCGCGGCCGGCATCGAGCAGGATGCGCAGGCGCTGGTGGCCGGCAATCACGACGTCGTCGAGGTTGATGGCAGGTATCTCGACCAGGTTAAACTTCTTCAGGCTGCGCTCGAGGCGCGCCCGGCCCTCGTCGCTGAGCGTGCGGGGGTTGTACTCCAAGGGCACCAAATCGCGCACGCGGCGCTGCGTGGTGTGCCATTCCAACGGCTTCAAATCAACTTCACTCATGGCTTCAACTTCTTCTCCAGTAATTCGATATCCGCCCGCACCTGCTGGAGGTCAAGGGCACGGGCGGGGTTTTTCTTCAGTTTGGAGGCCTGCGGCCGGAGGTTGGCCAGCAGCCGGCGGATTTCACCCTCATCAGTGACGCCCGACAGGTCAGGGCGCGCGGCGACCACTGGCGCCTCGCCGGCGGCCTGGTAGCTGGCCGTGAGCAGCTCGCTGATAGCCAGGATGCGCTCGCTGGCGACCTGGCGCTCCTCGTCGGTGGCCAGCAGCTCGAGCGTGGCGTGCAGGCGGTGGCGCTCGGCGTACCAGCTGCTGCGCTGCGCGC